CAATTATTGCAAATTATTCTAAAATTTGAGAGATCATTATTTTCAGAATTACCATCTATATGATCAGCAACTAAAGGTATTTGTACACCTCTCCATTCAGTTAAACCACATATCATGCATTTATGACCATGCTTATGAATCAAATATTTTTTAATTCTTCTTCTTATGTGAGTTTCTCCAAATTTTTTATATTCACCGGATTCTATCAATTGTAAATTCCTTTCGAGATTTTCTTTTTCAAATATTTTACCTTTACTCCAACCAACTAATCCTCTTTGACCACCTGCTTTTGGTGAATGATAAAATTTAATTTTATTAGGATTTTGTTTGCATGTTTTTTGATGAGCGGTTAATGAACCCTTATTTAAAATTTGTCTACTACAAAATATACATTTATTATCCATAAAAATACTTATAGTTATGACGATACATTTCAATAAACCATTTAAAAAAAACGTGGTGTTTGAAGGATTTTGTTGCGCACTTTGTTCCTTCTTCAACGGGCAAGGCTGCGTGGAACGCTGCCCTATCCGTATAGCTAATGTTGTTCTAATCAGTAACATCATAGCTCCTGTAGCTTCGCTAGTTACCATTCAGAAAGTCATCCCAACTTACCAATCAGCAAAGATTCGTTTCCTAGTTAGGTGATTTGCTACCCCCCAACCGTATTAATATCTTATCATAGAAAGGTGTCATGTAAAGCATAAATATTAATAGTGAAAGATAACGACGAAAAAAAATTACAGATGATTTATGAAAAGATGAATCATTACTCTGGTGCTGATATTAAAGAAGATGATATTGGTGAAGAAGAAAAAAGCGGAGAAGTACCAGATGAGAAGCCACATGTTATCTATATTGATATCGGAGATGATATCTGGGAGATTGATCTGTTATCGGATGACCATAAAAAAGATCCGAATAACCTTTTACACAAGATCAAGAAATTCTTAATCTATTATAAGAATGATCATGATATAAATCACAATTTTTTACATGGTTTACTCAACAGCGAAAAACTCCACAAGTATTTGAAGAAATTTAATACTCACCCTAAAGAATTTTTAAATCAGCTATAAGCAGAAATAATTTTATTTGCAATGGTTTCTAAATAATCTGCTCTTTCTTTCTTATCCCAATCCATAGGGGTTTCTAGTGTGCAATAAGGAATACCTCTTTTTCTCATTGCTCTTTCTAATGTTCCCTTTGTTGGCAAGTGACCGAAAGAAATAACACCATCCTCTGTTTTATCTCCACATGCACTCTTTGCTTTCGGTGCATGAATTGATGCCAATATATCCTTTAGCTTTTCTTTAAACTCTGGATTACAATAAGCATAGATTCCACTTCCATCACAATCTTCATGTAGTGCTATTACGACTCTTGGTTTTAAAGATAAAATTTTATTTAAAATTCTATCTTCTTTTTCTACCGAATCCTTTTGGTCAAAGTGTCTATTTAAATCAATTGAACCATCTCTTCTTTTTCCTGTCTTATTGACATGGGATATAACGTAGATTCCTTCTTTACCTTTAAATCTATCGGCAGCAATAGTTCCAGCTACTTCATCTCCATGAATTCCTCCGACTACAACAATCGGAGAAGATACCTTCTCGTATAAAAATTCTAATATTAGGCTATCCCTATCTTTCATCTTATACTTACACTTGGAGGGCGTAGAGGGAATCGAACCCTCTCATTAAGTTTGGAAGACTAACAGGCTACCGTTACATCATACGCCCAAAAAAACTGGCATCGCCAAGGGGAATCGAACCCCTATTCCACGGATGAAAACCGTGTATCCTAACCGTTAGATGATGGCGACTCTATTTATATATCTTAGAGATGTTTTCGCACAAAGTCAACAATAAAGATGATGATACTTAAAATAAAATATCCCAAAAAAAATATCAAAACAGATACTCCTGTCATAGCGGCTTCTAGTGGATCAAGCACATATATACTTACAATTGGCAGGGGTGGGATTTGAACCCACGATCCTCTGGTTATGAGCCAGATGACTTAACCACTTGTCCACCCTGCGATAAATTGGCACGTTGGGTGGGTAACGCTCCCACATAAGGCAGTTTTGGAGACTGCTGCATTTCTTGTCTGCCACCAACGTATATGGAGCCTCTGGTCGGGATTAAACCGACGACCCTTCGCTTACAAGGCGAAAGCTCTATCACTGAGCTACAGAGGCAATAAATTTATATTAATAACTTACCACACCAACCCTTTGATGTCAATCAAAAGATAAATCTTTTTTCTCAATTTTTTCAATACTACCAGTTCTTCCTGATTGAACTACATAATAAAATTCTTCCTCACGAAGAATCTCTATAATCTGACCTCTTTCTAATGAAGGGTGATTTTCCGTTATTACAACAGCCTGACGATAGTTATGTCTTTTGTTATGCATCAAATATTACTTCTTTTTCTTTTTGTTTTTAACACAGTTATTTACTATTTTACCAAAAAGTTTTTAGTTCCTTTTTTGTGATAACCTTTCCAACAGTTGACTTCAGTAATAACACTTCTTATTATTTTATAAAGATTTATTTCTTTTTCCATCTGATTGCTTTATGACCTTTCTTTTTTCTTTTACTTGCTGAACACATTGCTTTTGTAGGGCGACAAGCTGGATAACCTTTTCTTTTTTCGCCTTTTTGTCTACCGCAAACCTTACCAGTTTTACAATCTATCCAACCTTTTTGACCACCTGCACCTCTGCGTGAAAACCACCCGTGAAGTCCTTCACGTTTTTCCTTTTCGAAACCTTCTAATAAAGTTGCTACAAGTGAATCAAATTTCATTTCTTTTTAGATTTACCCCAATTTTTAGCACCCTTTTTACGACATTTAACCAATGCACCGGATGCGTAGGCGGAGGGCCACACCTTATATCTGCTCTTTACTTTATAGTAACAAGCATCTTTTTTTTCTTCTAATATAGAAGCAACTAAAGCATCAAATTTCATATTACTGGGCAGGTGTTTGTATAGTACCAGCTTTTCTTTCTAAGTAAATTAAACGTTGATCTAAATTGTCCATTCTTTTATCTAGACCTGCTTCGGTTTGGTTAATATGTTTTAAATCTTCTGAGAAGATACTTTGATTGTTAATTATGGTTTCTAGCTTCTCCTGTGTTACTTCAAATCTTTTTGATGCTTCTTCCGAAGCGTGTTTATCAGATTCTATTTGTCTTTCGACATATACTGCAAATTTATCTTGGGTTACATAGTGTTGACCCATCCAAAGAGTTGCATAAGAGAACATTATAAATGCTACCACCATTACTGCTGGTTTAATAAAGATTGTATACCATTTACTGCCTGGTGATGGAGAATCTAAATGTGACAAAGGATCGAGAGGATTAAAACTCATAATATTTTACATCTGTATGATTATACTTATATAGCTTGAGGTCACTTTTAAACTAAATATTATAAATGATACAAGGCAAAACCCTAGTAATTTCGGACATTCATCTTGGTTCACCCGTCAGTCGCACCGATGCAATCTTAAAGGTTTTAACCGAAGAGAAATACGATAAGTTAATCATTAATGGTGATTTATTGGATAATAACTATTTTGAAAGATATAAAAAGAAACATTGGAAGGTTTTGGAAACTATCAGAAAAATTTCAAAGAAAAAAGAAGTTATCCTAATAAGAGGAAATCACGATAGAAATTCCGAAGCTCTTGCTGGAATATTGGGTATAGAATTCGTTGAAAAATATGAAATGCAAATTAGTGATAAACGCTTCTTATTCTTGCACTTAGACATATTTGATACCTTTATTGCCAGTTATGGTTTATTGACAAGTATCGCTGAAAAAATCTATTATTTTTTTCAAAAACTACATAAGCCATTGGCTATATGGTTAAAAAGAAGCAGTAAAACTTTCCTAGAAGTTAAAGATAAAATCAAGTATAAAGCATTGGAATATATTCACAATACACAATACGATGCAATTTTTGGTGGTCATGTCCATTACGCAGAAGAATATCACTGCATAAAAACCAACAAAAGCTATTATAATACTGGATCTTTCTGTGACTCTCCATCTCATTATATCATTATAGATAGTGATGGGATGGTTATTTTGAAGGAAATTTAAGCTCTAATAGTCTTTCTAAGGGTATTAACGCAAGCAATATCTTCGTGGACAGCAACAAAATCAACACCCACTACTTCATCACCATAATTAACAATTGAAAATCCATTCTGCCAATTCGGATCTTTTACATATGAAGGGTTTAGATCACAGGCGCAAGCATTCTCATAATTGTAATATGTAACTGCTTTTCTGTTACCGACAGCAGGATGTCTCTGCGAGGTAGCACCAAAACGATGAACGTGATTAGTAATAGTTGAAGCAAAAACTTTTTCGTACTCTGCTCTTGCTGACTGACCACCATTTTTTCTAACTGCTGTACCGTGCTTAACGATCAAGTTTGTTGGGAGAACTACTTCATCAACCAACTTGATTCTACACCAAGATTCGTTTGGGTAAAATACATTATCATAAGAAAGCAATTCTTGAATTCTAGGCAACGATGCCGCCTGACCAATTTGCTTACTGAGATATCTCCACCATCTACCTTCCTGACTATTACCAGAATGGTTTGCATTAGTTTCCAAGATTTCACAATCCCATGCTTCGGTAATATCATGCAACGTCTTCAAGAATGCATGATACTTCTTTAGTTCATCAGCAAGCGAATAGTTGTGACGAACATCATTTGAATAGGTGCTAATTGAAAGCATATCAAGAGTGTCACCATTGAGAATGATTTTCTCTGGTTTTACTTCTTCAACAACTTTAAAGAAGATTTCAATTGTGGGTTGATGCTCAACGCCAAAATGCAGATCACCAATTACAACAGCTGATTTAGCAGCTTCTTGCCTAACCTGTGATCTCTTTGGTGGATCATAATGAATGGGAGTCAATTGCTCCAAGAACTGCAAAACCTCATCACCATCTGCATCATTCTGCTTAAAAACCTTTAGTGCATTACCAATATATTCACCGTCTTCGTTAATAATTGGCTCCTCCTCAATGTAAGAGCGAGATGTAACATTCAAACTATTACCAATCCAGTTATAGATAGTCTTCCTAGGAACATCCAGAAGTTTTGAAATTTCGGTGTTTGTTTTACCTTGAGTCTGAAGCTCTCTAGCTTGTTCTATTAGCTGTTGCTTATCGTATGAATTTGACATATCACCATATAATAAATGATGATTATAAATATGTCAATTATTTTTTAAAGATATTTCTAAAGGTCTGTTTAAAGGACTCAAATCTTGATTTCTTTAAATCTCTTAATTTTTTAACATTTAAAATATCTTTTTCAGGTTTTATCTCTTCCTTTTCCCAATCAAAATCTCTATATTTTCTATTTGTGTTATAAGGTACTTTATTCATACTCTGTAATTAATTGCGTTATTTAAATTTTTGCGAATACCACTATTCTTAATTCCCTCGTTTTCAGGGGAATTAGAATTCATTAAAGGTGAATTTTCAGAATTTTCTTCTTTAATGTATTCATTTGAATTAACTAAAAGTGAATTTTCAGAATTTTCCGCTTTAGTTAATTCTTTTTTAAACCCGTCGAATTCGACGGGTTCAGATTTTTTTTCTATTAATGAGTTGTATGCTAAAACCAATGCCACTGCAAGAGGATCAAATACCAAAACGATACCCAAAGTAAACCACTTAACAATAGTATCCATATCAACTCCAAACGCCTTTGCCACATATTTGAGAGTCCCAATGTCAACTTCTTTTGAACCTTCAATCTTTTCTTGAATTGACTCAGAGGATGTTTTGAAGAGGTCAGTGGTAAGTTGTGCCACTCTATTTCTTGTTTCTGTAATTTCTTCAGATGATCGTTTGATGTCTTCGTAAATGGGGGCAGCGGATCGTCTAGATAAATTAGGGAGTCTGGCTTCTTGTGCTTTTCTTGCTTCATTTAAAGTATTGATTCTATCATTAAGCTGTTTAATTTCAATGTTTAAAAATTCTTTCTTTGAATTTAATGCTTCCTGTTTTACATCCGTGAGTTCTACTTTAACGTGACTTTGCTGATAAGCAGCGGTTAAGAAACCAAAAATACCAAGAGAAGTTATGCCCATTAAAATAATAACAGCAAGAGTTAAATAAGTTTTAAGTAACCATCCGGTTGTTTTCCAATAACGATGAAGGAATGATGCGGCAACTAGTTTACCGACTTCTAATCCTCCTGCCATCACACAGACGGCAATAAATCTAGCTGCATATAATGAAGCTAAACCCTGAACTGAAAAGAATGCTGCACAGCCAGCAACAATTAATGCTACCAAACCAATAACAAAAGTAAACATATAGAATACTTATCTTTTTAAAATTGTTCTTGCCAATTAAGAGTAGCAGCACAAACTAAAGGTTTGTATGGAGGGTTTAAACTATAATTGTTTTGTTGGACGAGTAACACAACAGAATCTGGTTGTGTATAATCTACGTTTGCTCCAATATTTAAAAAGTTAAGAGCAGTTTGAATATCTTGTACGGTGGTTGCAGAACCCCAACCACCTAATATTTGATATCCACCACTGAGATAAACAACTCCTGTATTGTAGTCCCAAACTCTTGATGCTTTGCCCATATTAATTGATCCTGATATGGATTGTTTAGCAGAAGTATTTTGTCCAGATAAAACAGGATTATACATTAATCGCCAAGAATAATTTGCAGGTGTCGAATTACCACTACCAGCATTAACATTCTGCCATCCTAAATCAGTAATTGATAATCCTTGAAGTTGAATATCAACCTTATTATAAGGCTCTCCCTGTCTTAATCCAAGACCAATAATAGCATATTCTGCCGTTGATGTGGTGGAGGGCCATACAACTTGACTTACTGTATTATAATTTGCAAAAAAGGGATTCATTGTCACCTCTGCTTCCGTATCTATTGCTTTCGATGAAGCCAATACATAAGGAAGATAAGACAATGTTGCTTGATTAAATATTTCGGTTCTTACTGGTAAAGCTGTTTCCGAAACAAATTGTTGACCATAACGACCAGCAACACCATAGGTATGAATTATAAATGATCCAGTTGGACCCACAAGAACAAATCTAACTCTTGAAGTTCTACCACCAAAATAATCAAACCACCATGTCCACTCCTCGTGGAAAGGAGTTTGTGTTAAGGTAATTGTATTACCAGAAACAAAAGACCCTGGATTAAATGGATATGTTAATGTAATTGTACTTGGTGTAATACTAGAAACCCATGCCACGCCATCATAACCAGAAGGATTAATTCCAGAAACGGTAACAGTAGATGATTGATTAAATACGCCTATTAAACTTGATGATGTGCTATATGTTACATCATAAGCCGATAAAGTTTGATTTGGAAACGCAACAGTAGAAATTGAACTATATGTTAATCCTGTAGCACTTACGGATGTAAAGAAATTAAGTCCAGAAGAACCAGTTCCATCTAATTTATCACCATTAAAATTAGCACTATTTGTTCTATCCTCAACGATAGTTCCATCCATTTCTCTTCTACGAACAACAACATTAAATGAATTATTGGCAGATAGCTCAAAGAATATACCAGAGGCATAATTAAACTGTCCAAATCTTTTTACGGTATAGGGATCAGATCCACAAAAGTTTAGGGTTCCGTATACTTGAGTACCAATGCCAGGTGTGAATTTAAAATGTCTTTTGGATTGTCTGATTACATAACCAGTAGAACTCAAACCACTAGTTAATAATGTACTACCTAAATCTTGTATAAAAATACTTTGAGCACTGAGACCAGTAAATTGTTCTGTAAGTCTAAAATCACCATCTTTATCAACTGTTGACTGATGCCACCAAGAAGCAGCAGGTTGAGCAACACGAAGTTTACCCGCTGGATCTAATTGAAGATTACTAGAATATTGGAAATATAAAGGAGAGTTTACATTGTTATTAGCAATCGAAACCGAAGTTACTGAGTTTAAAATAGTAGCACTTAAGGAACCTGTTACCGGAATTGGATTACCTGCATCATTTGTAATTTCAATTTGAGGATTGGTAATATAAGCACTTAACGAGTTTACAGGGTTTAAAACAGTAACAGAACCACTTACAGGTAGAGTAACATTACATTGAGCAATATCAATAGCCGAATTAGCATTTACTTGATAAACATTTAAACCGCCTCTAGTTGTACCAACTAAATTTCCACTTGAATCACCAATTGCAACACTATCTACATTCGAACCAAAATTTTGAGTTAATACACGAAGGGCATTTGCTCCTACACCAACATTAACAACATCTGCCACTGCCCCACTTATCGGATCAAATATACCGACATTACCAATAGATAAACCAGTAGAACTTAAAGAAATTTTTAATGCATCTAAATTAGTAATATAAGAT